GTTACATTCTTTCTGAATATATCTAAATCAATACTTTTGAATATTTTTTCTTCGGCAGCTTTAATAAAGTTATTAAGTTGTGAGACAAAAACTGTTTCATCATTGTCTGTGTATTCTTGTATGGCTGTTTTTAATGTTGCTAATGTAAAACTCATTTATGTCCCCAATGTAACTGGGCCAGCAGTAACTCTACCACCACCACCTTTTGTACCACTTGTTGCCGTACCACTACTAGCAGTAAAGCTGTATCTGTTATCGTCAATTTTAGTAATACTATAACCACTAGCATTTTCTAAAACAGTTTTGGTAAAACCATCAAAGCTAGAAGCATTTCTAAATCTAACTGTGTCACTTGTGCTTCTGCCATGAGATGGCTCAAGAACTGTAATCACCGCACTACTAGCGGTACTCGTAAAAGGATTAAGACCAAGAAGATTCTCTACGGTCACTTCTGACCTTCCGTCCACTCGTGGTTGGTACAAGGCTGTCGGATCTGGGCCAGGGTGATTAGGCTCTAACTGTGGGTGTTTAGCCTCATACTCATCGGGGCCAACCTTTAGACCATTCCATTCTGTTTTCATCTCTTTTAAGCGATAACGGAATCCAGATCGATCTGAATAGCCCCATGCTTTTCTACCTATTGCAAATCTAGCCATGCTTCTTATAATCCATCTTGATCTTTTCTTCTAAATGACTAATTAGAATCTTTCTCATATTCTCTGCTCTTTGTCTGTCTGTAAAAGAATATTCACGAATGTCATCATTACTTAGCTTGATAGAAAAGTTATAAAAAGCTCCAGACTTTTTTATTGTTGAAGCACTACCAGAAGCTATCTTACTAGTATTAACTAAGGTTCCAAATTTTGTTTCTATTATATTTGTCATATCAATAACTATAGTATGTCATGCTAGGGGTTAATTTTAAAGGAGTACTATTAGCATCCTCGGCTGCGGCTCTTTGAAATTCTTCTTCATAAACAGCTTTCAATAGCTGAACTCTCTCTGGTGCTTTCTTCATAGCTAAGTAATAAGCAAGACCTGCTACCATACAAGGAAGAAATCTAAACGGAGCATCGGCATTATTGACTAAAGCATCTGCATCTTGAATACGGCTTACATAATAATAAACTAATGTGTATGTGGCATCAGGTGTTGACCACAAAGTTATAGTCGGAGTTACTTGTCTATCAAAGAAGTACTGACTTGGTTGCCCACTATTTGCTTTATTAGGAATAGTTAAATATTCACTACGGCTCATTTGAGTCAAAGTAAAATCTGTTCCACTACTGTTTCTTAAAACAACTTCCAAGAGATCAACATAAGTAGCATCAAAGGAATATGTTGCCGTACCAGAAGTAATAGTTTTAGTGTCTTGTGTGACTGTCCACATATTTAATCCTCTGTTCGCCCAATCAGCAAACATAAGATTTAGTGAACGTCTAGCAGTCTTAGCATCGTAGCCAGTTCTCATTTCTAAACCACAACGCTCATATGCCTCTTCTATTATTTCACCGACATCTAAGTCGAAATCTCTTGAATTTGATGTTGCCATTTATTTCTTTCTCCTAAGAGACTTAACTCTTCTAGGCTTACCCGCTGGTTGACCTAACTTATTCTTTTGTCTTATTCTACTACGTTTTTCAGTAGAAGTCATCTCCGAAGCAGTTTTCGGAGTTTTTGAAGACACCCTTTTACTTGGGCGACAATAAGGCGTACCCCTTTTCTCGCCCTTTTTCCTACCACATGGCTTACCCGTTTTAACATCCTTCCAGCCCTCCTTAAACCATCTTTTAAGTGCCAGTCCTGATTTTGTTTTTCTTACCGCCATTATCTATATTTTGTAACCTTGCGTCTCTCATTTAAGACTTGTCCACAACCTCTAGCTATATTTTTCTTTTTTGAATTTCTTTTCCTATAAGCTTTTCCTTGCTTGGCAGTAATCACACCACCTTCTGCTTTTTTCTTAGATTTTCCATAATTAGCAGCACCCTTTTTTCTGCATTTTGCTATGGCTCCTGATGCATAAGCACTTGGAAAAACTTTATATCTTGCTTTTACTTTGTGATAACATGCGTCTTTTGGCATTTCTTAACTCCTCGAATCCCGTTACTTTGTAACACTTGCAAGACCATTTTTTACGTCCACAATCTAAACAATATTTAACAGGACTTCCTTTGAATATTTTTTCTTTTTCTTTTTCTTTTTTTACTTCCACTTGAACCAGGCTTTGTTATCTGTTTCGTCATCGAGCTTCGCAAGATTGTCATTCGGTTTGCTCCTTCTTATAAAATCTTCCCACAAAGGTTTAATCATTTTATGATTTTCAGAAACCTTTTCTGCCATTATAGCTGTTCTCTTATCTACCTCAATGAGAGTTTGCATAGTCCATCCAATAGCACCTGCAAACAAAACAATAGACACACCTGTTGCTATCTCTTTTATATTCATTAGCACTTCCACCTTCTTCTGGCTTGTCTCAAACGACTATTAGGATTCTTTGCAGCTTTGGGAAACTTTTTCATTTGCCCTGCTGATCTTGCACAATAGGATTTGCGTCTGTTTGCAGCCTTACTGCCTTTTTTGACTTTGCCAGTAACAGCTGTTTTTAATTTACTTCCAGGGTTCTCTCTTCTATATCGAGAAACACCTGCTTTAGTCATTCCCGCCCCAGACTTAGTGGAGCGGAAATACTTTTTAGTTTTTGGAGGCTGTTTATCTGCTTTTCTTGTCATGATAAAAATAAAGTTATTTTATTACCAGTGCCAGTAAAAGCGGATACATATGCTCCGTTTTCTGCTAATATTCCATTACTAGGAATATTTAATGTATGTAATCCCGTAGGAAAACTTTGAGTCAATAATGTTGACCCTCCGCTTCCATCGGTAATTGTTAATGCTCCAGCAGCATTCCCAAAAATTACAAGCTGTCTTATTCTTGACCTTGTTGGACCTACAACCGCAGCAGAATCACCTTGGTCGTGGTTAAAGGCTTTTACGTCAGAAACTGACCCTGCCATATTAACCTCCTATTATTGATCACCAAAAGTTGGTACAGTAGCAGAAATTACATTACCCCATACATACCAGTTAGTTGAATCTTTAGCTAAGATGTTTATTTCCATCACGCCAAAATCTACTAATGTTATCTTTGAGTTTGAGTTTCCGTCTGAATAAACAGCTACATTATCTGCGTTTGTATCTAAGTGCTGTACACCACCAATGAAAAAGTTAGTGTCTGAACCAGAGTCGATAATTAAGTTCTCACCTTCTGTTGCAGCACCAGCATAAATCAATTTGAAGTTAGCACCAGCAACAGGACTTGGAAGTGTTATTGTTCTGTTTGCTGTGATAGCTGGAACTGCAAGTGTTCTTCCACTATGAGTTGCATTATCAAGTGTTTTGTCTTCGTCACCTAAAGCAATAGGTGCTCCACCATATGTTGTTACTTCTGTAATTACACCAGTAGTAGCATTCTTGCTTACTGCTTTAATTGTAGATTCGGATCGGACTGGACCCGAGAAAGTTGTATTAGCCATTTAAATCTCCTTGTCTTGGCAAATGTCAGTTACACCATGTAACTGTCAAGGTTAGTTTATTATACACAAAAAAGGGCAGTATGTAACTGCCCTTTTGGTTAATTTGTATTTTAAGCTTACGCTCCTGGTGAACCAAACACTGCACGAGGATCTGAGAAGCCGAAAGAATATCTCTCTCTTGCTTTGTATCTCATGTTTCCTGTCTCAAAGTCTGGATCCATAGCTGTTGCTAAAGCCATTCTTTCGAAATGCTTTAATCCGTTTGGAGCATCTGTCTTAATGAAGAAAGCATCAGTATCAGTTAAGAAATCATTCACTACATAGCCATTTGGTAACATACCAGTTGACTTGATAGCGTTGATGTCGTTATCTGATGTTGCTACTCTTAAGTTAGTTGCCATTAATCTCTCTGCTACAAATTGTAACTGACGAGGTATAATTAACTTCATGCCTCTTAAAGCAATGATTAATCCACGCTCATCTGTAAAACCTGCGATAGAAATTAAAGCATCTTCTAAAGATGTTTCGTTAAGATCTGCTGCTGCAACATTATCTAGTGAACCACCATTTGTTAATGGATGGTCTGTCACACATAATGCTTTTCCGTCACCGCCTGTTACAGAAGTGTCGAATGCATTATTTAACACATTTGCTGCTTTTACTTGCTTGGTATGTGCCATAGATCTTGCAAGTGCTCTTGTGTAACGAGAAGAAATTTTGTCATAAAGGTTATCCTCTACGGCTTCTTCTGTTATTGAGAACGCCATTGCAACTGTCTCATGGTTATACCTTGCAGTATAAGCCTCATTTGCATCGTCAAATGTCACTGCGTTACCTTCTGCTTTAGTCGGTGCAGCTCCAAATCCACTCAACATTACTTCTTCTTCAAACGCTCTGTCAGATGACTCGGTGTCAAAGATTTCTGCATGTTGACCTTCATACCTATTATACTCCATACCAAAGAGGGCGTTTAAACCAGGCTCTAATTCTTTGGCGAGTTGTGCTCTTGAAATTGCCATAATTAAAACTCCTTATGCTATAGCAGCGTCAGCGTCACCACTAGAAGAGGCGTACACATGATTATTAATTTTAACAATGTAAGAAATACCTGCAGCAGAGTGATCAGCGTTTGTCACATCTTCATGAAGACCAACAATCATCAAAGGATTTGATGGGTCGCTACCTTCAGCTGTTGATATATCTATCATTGCACTTGATAAACCAGTGGTTGTATTTCCAGCTGTTGCAGTTGCAAGTTGTGCAGTCTTGAATATGTCTGCCTTTGCAGTTGCTCTGTCTGTATTTGTACCATCTGATGCAATAATAAATTTTTGCATTGGGTTATCGTAAACAAAACATTTAATATCATAGTTAGCATCAGCTGTTCCTGATCCTGCCCAGTAATTCTTAAATGTTAGTTTACCTGTTGATGCATCAACGTATTCACATCCAGCAAAAACACCAAGGAGTTGTTTTCCATCTCCATCGGCACTTGTAATTATTGCTGCGGTTCCACCTGTCAACTCGACTTCAACTGGAGAACCCTGAAAAATCGCTGAAGCATCGGCTTTGATAAAATACTGACTAGTAGAATTGATGCCACCACCAATTACACTAATCGGCTTTAATCCAAACTTTACGTTTACATTAGCCATTTTTAAGCTCCTTTTGCTTCATTATAGTTACTCGGAGGGCTTTGGTTTCCCACCGAAAGATACACGACTTTGCCTATCCGTATGGATCGGCATCGAGGGATGTTGTTCCCTCATTAGGTTTTCATCCACGGCTTTCATCTGGTTGCGGGTCTGGTCCCGATAATATTCAGTTCTTTCTTGTACCGTTTCTTCTGGTATTCGAGCAAGCATTAAACCACCTTGACCGATTACCCCTGCATTCTTACCCTCTTCAATGGTTGGATACATGTCTCCAGAATCTGGATACTCATCCGCCCTTACTGGTTCCCAGCCTTCCCGAAGTCTTGAGTGCATATTCGTTTTATCATCTTCACCTCTTAAATGAGTTCTGATCCAACGATGTTTGTACCCAGCGGGTGCTTCTGGCATTGCCAGCTTTGATGAGGGTGCCCACGGTTTTCTTCTTGCCGGGGTCTTTGCACGAGACTCATTCTCTCGTGATATTCTTTTGTCTGCCATGTTTTTACTCCTTCACATATTTAGCATATTCTTCAAGCGGAACATTCAGCCGTTTCGCAATAGC